GGTTCCAATGAACGAAGTCGGACAGGCCGAAGTTGGATTTGGTACCAAGTACCGGACCCAACACGACTGGATTGTCCTTCACACCGTCAATGAAGCCGACAATCACCTGCTGGCCCTCTTCATAAGGACAGGTCAGACCGGAATTGACCACCAGCGCTGGGTTGGGTGCCGATCCATCCGCCGTGACGACTTCCACACGCATGGTCTTCAGGTAGTCGGCGGTCGATGTTACCCGGCACAGCTTCAGGTCACGGGCCATTGGACCAACCAGCGGTTGCGGGAACCGCAGACTGTTCTGTGGGGTAAAGGTCACAGGAGACGCCCCCTTGTCAGGGTCAGTGTAGTAGTAAACTCCCCCAGTACGGGGAAGGAGTGGGCAACCCCCTCGATGTAATAGGCACGCCCACGCCATGGCATGTCGATTCGTTGTCCGATGCGGTACTTACCGTTGCCCTTGACCTGTACGGTACCAGCTTCCAACTTCTCGTTTTCGCCAAACCAGTCCTGCAGACGTTGTTGAAGCACCTGTGCATACTGGATGGCTTGCGTGACGGTGTCGCTGGTCGTCTCGAGCGCTCGGATGGGTACCTCCATAACACGGGTGCCAAATTTTCGGCGGATCTCCTCAGACGACTTCAGCGGAGGCACAAGGTGCTTCCAGTCCTGATCAGTCGGGATCTTCAGCATCGGATTGACACTAAAGACGTTGTAGTGCTCGTTCTTGCTAATACCCAGCGAGTAGCTTAGAACATCTGCCTGATCAAGGACATGCCCGGTCTGGCGCAGGGCCTCCCAAGCGGGCTTATCAAAGGGGGTTGGGCGCAAGAAGACGCCCACGTTGGCGTCACCAAATGCGAACGTAGGGCCGCTTGCGTGCTCAATTGGCCCTGCCGCTGTGACGGTTTTGTCAAAGTCGTCTGCTCGCCGGACGTCAACGAAGAGTTCGTTGAAAGGGCGATTGACGATGCCGTCCATGAAGTTCCAGACCGGGCCTTCGAAGCTGAACAGACCGGGTGTGAATGGCAGAAGTTCCTTTGTGGACGCCAAAGCATACCGCAGAAGGTTGTCCAGCCCAACCCGTGTCGCTGAAGTACCGTTGTAGGCGGTGAACTCCAGCTTCATCAGCGTCTTGAAGAGTAAATCCTTGAGCGCCCACTCGATCAGGTAGGCGGGCGATCCCTGAGGCCCTTTTTGGCGGATTAGTTCCTGCTCATTCTGCAGGATCGACTCCGGATCTGTTGGAAACCACTTCTGTGCCGCGTCAAGCAGGATCGACCCAAAATCGCGGCCCTGCACCTGCACGGATGCGCCACTGCCGACGCTCATTGACTCATTTACGTTGTCGATGAGACCAACCATGACGGTCTCATCCCGCCCATCCAAACTGGTTGGATTGGCGGGGTCGTACCGTTGCGTGCGAATGACCACAAGATCGTTAGCTGACAGGCGATCTCGCCACGTCAGGCGATCCGGCCCCCGGCGCCCGGTCAGGCTGATGTTGAAGGTGCCTGCCGGGGCCGACAGGGGTTTGCTGATGCTGGCCTGCAGGATATCTTCCCGCAGAAGAGACTCCATGTCACCCGCCGCCACTCGGCTTGCCCGATAATGCTGGGTGGGCGTGTGGAACTCCACGATGAGCCGGGGTCGATAAACGCGTACTTCCATTTCCGGCTCATCTCCTTACCACTGCGTCATCTGAGGCTGGGCGTGCGGATTGCTGTAAGTCTCTTCGTACTTAGCTTCCTGCATAACTTGCTGGACGGTCTTGCGGAACTTCATTTCGAGCAGGTGCTCAGCCTGCGGGTCCAGATCCTTGCCGTTCACATTCACGTCGATGCGGGCGGTGCCGCTGATGGTTACGGAACGTTCCCCGGCCCGGTAGTCCTGCTGGGCCTTGTAGATGGCGTTGGCTAGGGCCTCCTCGTCCACCGTCACCTTGCGTAGCTCGGGGACAGGTGGGCCTTCGATGCCCTGTTGCTGACTCATGTACGAGTCACGTTGCATCCGCTCAGTATCCCACGTCCAACCCTTGGGCAGGCCATTGGCGCCCCTACTGAAGGCGTCAGCCGGGTTGAAGAACAGCCCGTTGGGATTGCCACCCAGATTCGTCAGCAGGTTGCGCACACCCGTAGACCAATTCGGGTCTTCTGCATAGCGCTTGTTTACAAAGGTCAGGAAGTCCCCGTACTGGGACTGCTGGTCCTTGGTCATCTGCTCCCACTTGGACTGCTCTTCCTTGATCAGGTTCACAGCCAAGAGCAGGTCTTCCTGCCAGTTGGGATTGGGGCCATAGCCGCCGTCGCTCGCCGCCGACACGTTCAGGTACTTGCCCTGCGCATGGTAGTTCGTCAGTCGGGTTGGGGAAAGCGTGTTGAAGGATCCGGTGCCTTCCTGCTGAAGAATTGCCAGCAGAAGCTCAGGGTGGATGCCTGCTGACAGGGCTACTTTGTTCAGGTCATCCAGCTTTTGGGACGTAAACCCGAACGTTGTGGGGTCTTGCGACGTCCGGCTGTTGGTGATGAAACCCAGCCCGCCGTTGGCGGTTAGCGATGTGCCCCGCAGACGCTCTTGGTTCACGTAGAACTGGTTCTGCTGGATGCCTGCTGTGAAGTCACCCGGCGCCATCCATGCTTCCAGATTGCCTGCGATGATGTCGTCAAGGCCATTCTGGCGTAGGTAGGCCAGTGGATCATTGGTCCCAAAGAGGCTGTTTGAACCCCGCATGATGTTGTAGCGGGCCTGCTCGAGCATTGCCACTTGGAACCGCTTTAGTGCGTCCTTTTGGGGCTGTGAGTCTACACCCTTGATGTCACCCGTAAACAGGTTCTGCATGGTGCTGATCTGCCCAAAAAGGCCCTGATCAGCGAAGCCGTCAGCCCCGCCGAATGCCCGCAGGGAACCCACGTCATTCTGCAGGCTAAACCAGCCTTGGGCGCCCTTCTCCATGCGGATGCGCTCCGCGTTGGCGTCCATTTTACCCGCCACATACAGACCGCCTGCCGCCACCCCCAGCGGGGCTAAAATAGCGGCGCCCATGCCTAGGGCTGTTCCAACACCGCCTTCTGCAAGGGCGCCCGTCGCCCAGCCGCCCGCCGAACGCACGCCCTGCCAAGCGGCCTGCCCGCCCGCAACACCCAACAGATTCGACAGCCATCCACCGCCGCCACCGGGGGCGCCGGGCATACCGGGTGCGCCGGGGGCGCCCGGCACACCGGGGGCACCGCCGCCACCCGGCCCGCCGACCTGTGAATTCCAGATGGCGGTGCCAGCAACCAACATGCCACCCGCAAGAACCGGATGCCCGATAGCCCAATCAGCCAGATCCTGCAGGCCCCGCTGAAGTTCTTTCAGCGTCGGCAGGAGCTTGTCGCCAACCTCCATCTGAAGTTCATCTGTACGGGCGTCCATCTGGTACAGTTGCCCGCCTTGGCTTGCGGCCCAGTTATCGACCTTAGAGTCAACCCGGCCTCCGTCCATGCCGATGGCGCCCTTGATGGCATCCAGACTATTGAAATCGATGCCCATCATGGCCTTGGCTTGTTTGACCGTCAGACCGGGGAAGAAGCCGCGCAGGGCCAGAAGCATCTGGTCCTGATCACCGCCGTAGTTGGCTTGGATGTACTTCATGGCGTCCCGCAGGTTCTCCGGGCTGGCGCCGTCCTCTTGGCGGCTCTTGGCGTCGAAGTAGCTGATACCCTTGCCCCAGCCAAAGGCGGTCAGCAGGCCATTCTCCACTGCCGGGTTCGACGCTGAAGCGATTGACTGGTCCAGCATGCCAACGAACTGGGCGCCACGGGCACCCCGGAAGCCCTCCAGCCCGGTCTGGTTAAATGCGGTCAGTACCGCCATAGCGCCTGTACTGTCCAAAGCGCCGGGGTTGCGCCCGCCCCACTTCTCCATGATCTGGGACATGGACTCCATGGCTTCAACTGCGCGCCCCTGCATCTTCGAGCGGTCAATGTAGCTCGCCAACCGCTCCGCGAACTGGTTGATGTTGCTGGGGCCGTAGCCGAAGGCACCCAACTGGTACTGGCGTCCGAAGAATTGCGACGTCTCGCCGCCTTCAAGCCCATAGGCACGGGTGAACCGCTGGGCCGGGTTCAGCGTTTCGGCGTCAATGTAGCCCATGAGTGACTGCATGGTGTTCGCCATGCTCATGGACTCCAACCCCTTGAAGCCCAACTTGCCATAACCGGACTTGTAGAGGCTGTCTCTGAACGTGTTGAACTGCTCGGGCGTGTGCAGATTCTCGCGGATGCCCATGTCGGACGCCATTTTGTAGAGGTTGGCTGAGTTGTTTAGTCCGGTCTGAATCTGCTGGTAGGCACTGTAGGCACCCAGAAGGCCCAAGGCCTGCCCGCCATAGCGGCGCATCCAATCCGGCATCCACCCCGTCAGGGCCTGCCCAACTGTTTGCCGGGGGCCAGCCGGGGGCGCCTTCGGTTGCGCATCCGGACCTTCCTTGAAGCCGCCCAACTGAGACTGCTGGTGGGCCAGCATCGCCTTGAGGCGGTCGATTTCCTTCTTGTACGCCGTCGCCAGATCATCGTTGGCGTTCATCTGTCCGGCTATGGCGTCGATCTGGACTTCTTTCTTCTGGATCAAGATTTCCTGCCCACCAGCCTTGTGCAGGCGCTCGATCTCGTCTGTCAGGCGGTCAATCTGCGTCTGGAACTTGTTGGCGCGGCCCGTGGCGGCATCGAAGAGGCGCCCTAGCTTGTCGATCTCCTTATTCAGGCCATCGACATGATACTTGGCTTCCCGCATGTCCTTGGGGTCGATGACGCCGCCCGACCGGATGCCTTTCATGGACAACGAGTTTAGGCGACGTAGACCTCCCTCTACGTCGCCTACCATGCGCTTGAAGTCGCCTGTCTCGGTTTGTGCGTGAACCCGGATGCCTAGCTCCTTGATGCTCATGGTTCGTCCCCCCCGTCATCTGGCGGCACATCTTCCCACTCAAGGGGCGCTGACGTACCGCGCTCAATCTGCGCCCGCATCTGCTTCTGCAAAGCCGCCAGCCGTTCCTGTGCGGCCTCCACATCAGCATCAGTCGGGGCCGACTGCACAGGGGCTTCGTCTTCAGCTTCCGTTTCCACTGCGCTTTCAGCGGCCTCGTAATTCGGGTCGTGGTAGGCCTCTTCCTTCTTGACCAGATGGGGATTGGCGAGCTTCCACGATTCCCACTCGAGTTCAATCTGTAAGTCTGTCGTGGCTAAGAAGCGCTCATCAGTCGGCGGCAGGTTGTACTGCCTGCGGTACCAGTACCTCAGGCGCTCCCGTGGGAGCTTCGCCACTTCCGGTAGCAGGCTTCGCGCCTGCGCGTCGAAAGATGCGCTTCTGGATGTTGAAGAGGCGCCACAGGTGAACGATGGCGTCCGGATCCTCACTGTCCTGCGCCTGTGTAACCCAGTCGGGCGCTTCCCGCTTATTTACCAGCAGGTCGATGGTAACGATAGCCTCAGCTAGATCCTTGACGAAGTCCGGAATCAGCCCCGGATCCACAGAACCTGCCGGAAGATCCTTCTGGAGGTACTTCGCCGTGTACACGCCGATGGTTATCATATCCATCGCAGTGGGTACCCGGAATCGTACCGTGTCCTTGTAGTGCGTTCCCGTAAGGCCTTCAAAGTCGATGTTCACCGGAATCGTCGCCTTGCCACCAGCCGCAACCCGGTCGCGCATCTCACGGACCTGATCCATGGTTAGACCCTCCCTTGATAGTAAAAAGGGGGCCGGGGCGCTTGACCCCGGCCCCCCTGTGGTGCTTACCGCGCCCGCAGGTAAACCCATGTAGCATTCTCGCCTGCGATGGAACCGACCCGGAAGGACTCCGAATAGCTCTGCAGGGAGCACCCCTCATAGGTCCGGACGATCTCGCCTGTGATGTTGTCAGTCACGACGATGTTGATCACGTCCCGCTTCAGGATCTCCTCGCCAAGGGCGCCCAGCCCCAACTTGTCCAAGCTCTTCTTCCGGACGTGGAACTTGTCCACCGTGACCGACCCGTCATAGCGCAGGGCGATGTGCTCCTGCGGCATGATGGAACCGATCTCATAGACCGCTTCCTGTCCAAAAGAGCGCTGACCGTCAATCGACTGGATGCGGCCTACGTCCTGCCCGGCGACAAGGATCCGGACAGTTTGGCCTGCATGGACCGTCTGCTTATCAATCGAAGCCATGGCGTGCTACCCCCCTTCGCTTAGATCTGGAACTTGGCGTTAATGAGGATCTGGTTGATGGGGTCAACCACATTGCCGAAGAACGTGACGTTCACGTTCTTGCCCGTCTGGCTGACAATCGGATTGCTGTAGGCCGGGGAGATGACGTTGGTCCCGTCCGTGTCGTCTGCCAGCCAGCGACGCCGGGTCTTGGCGTCCTCCAGAATGCTGAGCACGTCAGCATAGATGGCGGCGTCCTTCCCCCCACGGGTACCCACGTAGTTCTTCTCCAGCAAGTGGCGGATCTCGACCGTCAGCGTGTCGATGACGGTCTCCGAAGAGAGTTCCGTGAGGGCGGTCGTCAGCGACTGGATCAGGTGGAACCCGCCGTCAGAAGCAGGCTCGAAGCAGATCACACCCGCCTGCAGAAGGGTGTCAATGTCGGCAGAGGACAGTTCAGTGTCCAGCCCGATGGCATTGATCTTGTCGTAGGTAATCGGCTCCGCAGGGTCAGACCCGGCCCACAGACCCGCCACCAGTGCCGCTGTCAGGTAGCCCGGCAGGGTGACTACTGCCCCGTTGATGTAGCGCTTGACGCCGCCGTGGATGTAGCACACACGTGCCTCGAGTAGGGCAGTGGCGTTCGTCACACTGGTGGCAACCGTATCGCCCGCCTTGGACCCAACAAAGGCCCGGCGCTCCTTGCGCTGAGTCACGCCGGACGCCGCAGTCACGTGAGTCTTGACCAGCGCATGGATGGCGGGGTCGCCGCTGACCACAACAACGCCGTCCACGGTCTTGGTAGCCAGCTTGTCCAGTGCGGTCTGCCAATCAGCAGTCTGCACAGCCCCACTGACGCCCGTGCCAACCACTTCGCAGACGCCTACAACGTCAGCCGAAGGGCCATCTTGGCTATTCCGGGCCGACCAAGCCAACTGCATGGCGGTCAGCGTATCGCCGATCTTCAAGTCACTAGCGGCGACGCTGGGGTCATTGTAGAACTTCAGGACGCCAGAACCCTTGCCCACAGCCGTGGTGTCAAGCGGGCCGACTACCATGATCACGCGGGTACTGCCGGGGTTGATGACCGTCTGCTGGTCCTTCGAAACCACCGAGAAGGCGCCCGGCCTGTAGATGGTAGCGCCGCCAAAGTTGGTCCCTGCCATTGGTAAATCCCTCCCAGATGCCTGTATTGCAATAGTAGTGGTGAATCATGGGAGGTTTGCTCCCTTCCCATTTCGTAACCTTCAGGGTTTTTCCCTTCTGGTTCTCAGGAGATTTTTACAGGTCAAGGGGTTGTGGTAACTCCGATTAACTCAATCGTACTGTCGGCGGTCACCGTCTCCACAATGAGCGGGTTCCAGAAGCGCATAGACAGCGTGTACCAGTACATCGGTTCGGCAAAGCGTTCACTGTCAGCCTCATCCCGCCCGTTACCCAACTGGATGTTGACGAAGCCAAGTTCCGTCAGGTAGGGGATGGACGCAAACAGGATTCCGTCGATGATCGGCCCCAAACGGTCCCGTTCGTCGGCGTTGGTGTGCCACAGCCGAATTTCCAGCGTCTCTTCGAAGAAGGTTGACCGGGTGATCAACCACTTCTGATACGTCGGACTGGTGGGGTCGTCGTCGTAGCGGGATTCTCCCGATTGGGTGATGGAGTCCCCCTGCATGGCTTTGTTGGCAATGTTGACGCCGATGCACGGAATGTCACCGCCCTGCCGGGGATCCGAACCAACCACCTTGATCTTGTTGAGACCGTATTTGACGTCGATTCCGGAGCGCATTAGGTCGATAAGGACGGCTTTCGACTCGTTACTGGCAATGCTGATCTGCGTGAAATCGGGTTTCGGCATCGGCTACACCCCCAAGGCGTCCATGATGTCCAGTTGGAAGCCAACCCGGATTAGGCTGACAACCTTCTCGTTCGTGTTCGCCTTGACGGCTTCCGTGACAGGCCGGGGCGGTACACCGGGAAATTGCCACGAGTTTGGGTCGGACTTTACCGACATGCGCCGGAACGTCAGGTACGTTGTCTGACCTGCGCCATTCATCTTGACCATGCCGGAAAACTGCCCAGTCTTCCACGTATAGGCAAACTTTTTGGCGTTCTCGCCCGGCCCCTGCGTGAGCTTAGTTCGCTGGCCTGTTGGATCGGCACCAAGACGCCCACCCCACTGGTAGCTGAAGCCACCATCAACCCGGCGCCCTGTGATGGTCGATTCGGCTAGACCCTTGGCCTGTTCGTAAACACGATCAGGCATGTTTGTCATCGTGGCGGCGCCCGGCGTACCGTGCCGGAACGGTATCGTGATGAACTGTTTGCCGCTCTTCTTCAAGGCGTCCTTCATGTCAAAGGGTCGAATGCCGTTCTCCACGAGACGTCCATGCCATGACGTAGAGATGACCTCGCCCATCAAAGGGTTACCCAACGCCGGGTATGACAGGCCGTTCTGCACGGATCGGACATACTCGCCGCTGACGGAGTGGACTTGAAACGTGCCGCCAGACCAAACCACTTGCACACCCTGCAGGTAGCTCACCCACGTTGCCTGTATGAACTCCGTGGCTGTGCGCACTGCTTGGGCGACGTTGGTACCTTGCCGGGCCTGCCCCATGGCGTCGATGTTGCGCATGATCTGCCGCATTGACGCCTGTGCGTCTCGTACATCCACGTCTAAGTTCAGGACCATGATTACAGATCCTCGCGGTACCGCAGAACCAACCTGCGGGGCATGTGCTGGGCCTCTACACCGTCGCGGCTTTGAGGCAGTTGGTTGTAGACGATGTAGACCGGGTTGTGCCAGTAGGTGACAGAGTACTGGGCGCCTGTCGTCGGCCCCCGCCCAGCGTTCCAAGTGATCACGTTTTTATCCACAGAGTAATCCACACCCTGTTGATAGTACGTGATGGCACCTGTCGTCTGGTCTGCTGTCAGTACGTAGTCCACGGCTGGGGCGCCTTCGTCGTTCGTGGCGACTGCCTCATAACGCAGGGTATCAGCCGGGGCGCCTGCCCGGTCAACACCGCGAACCAGCGTGTCATGGGTGCGAAACAGAGCGTCCAGCAGGGTGAACTTGTCATACTCTCCCACGGGGAAGAGCGGGTTCAACTCAAACTGAAAGTGTTGCGCGTCCTGCTGGCGGCGAACTTCGAAGGGGATCGTAGCGATTAAATCGCCCATTTTCCAGTCCCCGAGACCGTTAAATTCCTTGTTAAGGACTAATCCGGTGACTAGTACACCGTCGCCTTCAATCACAGGCGACAAGTAGACGTAACCAGTGCCGTTGCAGGCCGCGCAGTTGGCACCGGGCTGACCGCTGTCCAAGTTCCAACAAGTACAGCGGTTGGCGCGTTCCCACTTCACACGGGATGCGTGATTGGAAATGGACGCCGCAAACTGTCGGGATTGCAAGGTCGGTGTGTGCTGGTATCTGAAAGAAGGCATGCAAGCACCCCCTACAGGACCGTGAAGCGCAGACCCTTGAGTTTGTCGCGCTTCGACTTGATCCATTCGGTGATCTCGTCCGCGTAGATCTTCCGGCGCGCACCGAAAGCCGCAAAAGATGGGCTGGACGTCTGCGAAAGACTCTCCGACAGACCGTCCAGCGACACGCTGTAGCTCGAAACACCCGGCAGGAAGGCGTCACCAGCCACATCCAGCGCCATGATGGCGGCGAAACGGGCCACGTTGTCCCCGATGTCGGCGTTTTCCATGTCCGTTAGGTCCAAACCAGCATCGTAGTCCACCCATAGGGCGCCCGGCGTGTTCCGTGCCCAGTTGGTGGTCATCAGGGGATACCCGTTGTAGGGGAAGACCATCCCGGCGCTAACGCTCCAAGGTACGATGCGCAGAAGGCCGTTCTTCCGGTCCAGATGAAGCCAATCAGCCGGGTACTCAACCACAGGTTGTCCGTTTGGGACACGCAAACTAACCTTCAGTACCTGTGTCACGGGCTTTTGGCGCAGACGAAGGGTGATGACACCATCTGCGTAGTCCTCCGGGTGCCAATCGTAAGGCTCTTCGTCAATCTCGAAGTCGCCCTCCGTAACCTCACCCGTGATCTTCCGCTTGGTCTTTAGTAGGCCTTGTGCCGCGCCGTTGCACCTGACCCGGTTCATGTTGAGCTTGATATCCAGATCGTCCTCGAACTTCGCTACAGCCCGGTTAATGTACCGGGCCAGCGTGTCCGGGGTCATCGTGGTGCCGAACTCCGTAGACAGCAGAGGAAGACCGAACAGATAGTCGGCCTTCAACTGCTTCACGGTCAGCCATTCCGGGGTAGGGACGGTTTGGTCCTTCTCCGTCAAAACGTAAGCCATGAGCCGCACCGTCCCTTCTGATTACTGGATGCCAATCTCAGCGAGCTTGGCCCGCAGGGTGGTCTTGGTCCAGTTCTTCTTGGCGGGAATGCCGTTGTCGCGGGCCTTAGCGAAAAGCTGGTTCCACTCCTCATCCTCAGCCTCAGCGTTGACGTCGCCCTGCTCAGGTGCCGAGGTCTGCTCAGGTGCCGAGGTCTGCTCAGGTGCCGAGGTCTGCTCAGGTGCCGAGGTCTGCTCAGGCGCCGGGGTAGGGGCCGGGGTGGTCTTCGGGGCGCTTCCGTTGATCAGTTCCCGCACCTTGTCGGCAACGGTCTGCGCCACAGCGGTCTCGTCATACTCCTTGTAGCCGACAGCCTTGGCCTGCGCCATCGCTTCGTCGGACTCAACGTTGCCAACGCCGTTCTTGAAGATGACGGCCTCGCCCGCGATATAGACGGTCCCGTTGAATGCCCGGTTCTCCAGTTGAATCTTCGGCATGTGGGTGTCCTCCTCCCAGTACTTGAAAAAGGGGCAGGGCCTATGACCCTGCCCCTCTTCGGTGCCGTTATATGAACTACTTGTTCAGAGCGTCGTGCATGGCGCCCGGATCGAAGCCCGGCACCCAGCCGATGTTCTTGATGACGACAAAGCGCTTGGCGTTGTAAACGACAGGCATGCCGTACATCAGGATCATGAAGCGTTCCGCCGTAGAAATGCGGGCCAGCGGGAGCTTCATGAGCGGCGCCAACTGCATGAACCGGACAGCCTGCTCACCGTCGAAGTCGCCTACAAGGCAACGAGACGTGCCGGGAATGTCGAAGTTCTTGTCCACGATGGTGGTCGTGGCGCCCGCAGTGGCCTTGACGTCGAAGGCGTGCTGAACCTTGTTGCTACCCGGCGCAGTGGAGCGGTAGACCTTGTAGTACCGCACGCCAGCCGGGTTGTTGACGGTAATGGTGACGGCCTGTCCAGCCGCGACAGCGACAGTGCCCGTGACCGGGACCGACCAGCCCTTCGCGTTGACGGCGACGATGCTGTAGGTCTGGGTGCCTGCATCGGTGGCGGCGAACTTGGCGGTGGCGTCGGCACCAGCGGTAATGGCACCCGACAGAGTCGGCGCAGACGGGGCGTCCGGGTTGGAAGCGGCAGTCGGAGCGTTCTCACCCTTCTGGATGAACAGGTTGTTCTCGAAGGGGATCGTGCCGTGCGCCGACTCGTACTTGTTGACCGGGGCGCCCAGCGTGCCGTTGGCGGCACCCCATGGCGCACGCCGGAAGTTGGTGTTCGGGTCGGTGCCGTCGCCAATGATCAGGGTGGCGAGCGCGGCCTTGTCGTAGTTGTTCAGGTAGGCGACCTCAGGGACGCCATAGCCCTGCGTGGCGATCAGGTAGGCGGCGGCTTCGAAGACGCCCTCAGTGAGGAACTTACCGCGCATGTCGATGACGTGCGTCGGCTCGTCACGCTCGATCTGGGCGAACAGGCCGTCCCACTGAAGCGGATCAAGCTGGGAGTCGCCATAGAACAGGGACGACTCGATCTGCTTGAGCAACCACGTGGTGCCGTCCTGCGACTGCTTGGTGACCATGTCGCCAAGGACGTTCCGGACCAGCGTCGCGCCAAGGGTGATGCTCCGGGTGGTACCCAAGAACTTCACCAGCGCGGAGCGGCGCTCCCACTGGCTGTCTTCCTCGTTCGGCAGACCGCCGTCAATCATGAACGGCGAGGACTTGCCGCCGAAGGAGACCATCCGGTTGTACTCCTCGGTCGTGTTGTAAGCGGGCCGCTTGGCAATCCGCTTGTAGAGCTTGACGTGCTTCTCGGTAGCAAGCGACGTCTTCAGGGTGAGTTCCAGCGACTGCGGACGCAGGACGGACATGTCGCCCGTGTACTGACCATAGGCCTCACCGGACTGGCCCGTACCAAGGGCCTTGTTCAGCGCGTCAAGGCTCTCGACATGGTCCAGACCCCAGCCAGACAGGTTCAGGTGACCAAACTGCTCAACGCCAAGGACTTCCATGCTCATGCTCGCTCATCTCCTTCCAATTAGTCAGCGTGTGGGTAGTTTAGAGGGAGATGCCGATGGCGGCGGCGACGGACGGGGTAAGTTCGCCCGTTACCTCGTAGCGGGTCACATCGCTGGCGCCAATGGCCCCGGTTTCAACCGCAGAAATCAGCTTAGCCTCAATCTGCGCCCGCGTCGGCCCACCACCCTGCTGGGCACCCTGACCGCTCAGGGACTTCTGCAGGGAATGAAGCTGGCGCGTGTCGGTGACCGCCCGGCGCCCGACCGGGTTCTCTGCAAGGCTCTTGATCAGGTCGTGCATCTCCGTGATCTGAGTCTTCATGGCGGTGTTCTCCTCCATGACGCTCTTGACCGCCTTGCCGACCACGCCAAGGCTCTTAGCAAGCTGGACGTTGAAGATGTTCTGGGCCGACAGGGACTTGTCCAGCTTCGTCTCGAAGCCATCAACCGTGGCGCCAAGCTGGGTTACAAGGTTCTCAAGGAAGTCGGAGACCTCGAGAACGGTCTCGGTGTCTTCGTGCGACTTGACCAGATCGGTAACGAAGGACTTCTCGGTGTCTTCGTCTTCCTCACGGGACTCCTCACCGGACTCCTCACCGGACTCCTCACCGGACTCCTCGTCCTCGTCCGGCTCGTAGTCATCATCATTCGAGACGGATTCCTCCGAGCCGCCTTCAGCCGACTTCAGAAGCTCATCAAGCTCGATATCCAAGCTCTTAGAAAGATCTACCATAGACAATTCACCTCCTGCCAGCTTTTCAGCTAGGCTTTTTAGCAAAACCGCCCGGCTGTAGCCGTAGCGGGCCGCTTCCTCGGCTACGTCCGGGGCATCTGCCAACAGATACAGGTCTGCGGCGATGCGCTCCGGAGTTAGGGCCTTGGTCAGCTTGCGATTCCGTGCGCGGTGCATGCCGCCCAGCCAGCGACCAACCACTTGCCGGACCCGCCGGGCAAAATCGTTGTACGCGGCGTTCGGATCCCCAGCGCCTTCGAGACTTTCCGGCATGATGGTAGCCATGCCGCCAGTGTCCAGTGAGAACTCCAGCGGGTCGGAACTAAAGTCCAACGACTTGGCGATGCGCGCCCATGCGCCCGTATCGACCGGGTTCATGGTCAGCACCACGTTGCGGATGATCGACTTGGTGACCCTGCCGGGGTCTTTGGGATCACGGGCGCGGGCGCCGCCTTCGATGGAGAAGCCCATCCGGCGACTTGAACCAGACTTCTCGAGCGTTTCCATCTGCTCAATGATCTGTTTGGTGTACTTGTGCTTGCCATAGAGCATGCCTTTGATGAAGAAGCCATCCGGGGTGATCCGGGCCTCCAGCGGTTCCCCGATGAACTGATCCGGCTGAACCAGACCCTTCTTGTCGTGGTGCTCCCACTTGATGTGGCCCTTACTCAGGAAGTAGCTGTAGTCGATGCCCTCAGGGACCAACTGCTCGTTCTGCTCGTCCCGTTGGCCTGAGTTGGCAACGCCTTCCACGATGACGTTTCCGGTCTCCGGATCGACTGTGGACTTGGTGATTTCGACGCCCCAAACAAGGCGGTCTTCCGGGCGAATTTCAGCCTCGACCATCCGACACACCCCCTAGAAAAACATAAAACGGCCTCGCTCATACTGGCTTAGTCAACCCCCGATTAAGGGGGCAAAAGCGGGTATGAGCGGGCCGTCCATGAAGGACACAGTTGTGCCGCTGGGACTAAGATACCATAGGTAGCGAACAGTTGACAATACATCAGGAAGGAAATTCCCCCAAGATGGACGAATTTTGCCCATCAGAGGGGGTTTTCCCATGTATGACGTGATTTTGGCAGATCCACCGTGGCAATACAGTGTCTTCAACGCCCTGAAAACCAGTAAGACCGCCAAGGCTGTAGGTGCCGCCACAGGCCACTACGACACGATGACGCTTACACAGATCAAAGCGCTTCCAGTTGTTGATCTCGCCGCACCAAACTGCGCTCTGTTTATGTGGGTGACAAACCCGCTTCTCGAACAGGCCTTTGACCTGATGAGGGCTTGGGGCTTTACCTACAAGACCGTCGCTTTCACATGGATCAAGGTCTACAAGGACGGGCGTCCCATCTGTGGGCTGGGCCACTACACCCGGAGCGCTACGGAGCTTTGCCTGCTGGGCATTCGGGGCAGTATGCCGCGAGACGACAACAAAGTTGGGCAGGTCATCTATGCCCCGGTTCAGGGTCACAGCCGGAAGCCAGATGAACAGTACGCCCGGATCATGTCGCTTTATCAGGGGCGCCGCTACTTGGAGATGTTCGCCCGGCGCCCGTGGGACGGCTGGTCAAGCTGGGGCAACCAGATCGAAAGCGCCCCGGATGCCACTCAGGTGCTCGGATAAAAGGAAAACCCCGCCATATGGCGGGGTTATTTCGTTACCACGTGTCGGATGTTCGGGGCCAGCCTGACGGGGACTTCAACCCCCTGCTTGCACTGAGGACACTTGCCGACCGCCCGCCCATCAGGCCGGAACGTGGTCAGCCGTGTGAGTAGGTGCAGGTTCCCCGCCTCGTCACGGGTCATGAGGCTCTTCCCGCACTGGGGACAGGTCACTTCGTGACTACTCACACGGTCCACCGCCTACTCCACAACTAGGTCGTACGTTTTCTGGAAGATGTCTAACTTGCAGGGGTAGATCTCGCCATTGACCCCCGTAATGAGCATGTCCCCGCGCTCGAATCGCATAGTGCCTTCTGGCGTAGGGACAAGGTAACAGTCGTCAGTCTCATGGGTGATTGGCTGGCCCTTATAGCGGAATGACCACGGTACGCCGTGCACAAGGTTGGCGTCTTCGGAGGCTTGTCCATAAGCGACTAGTTCAGCAAATGTGATAGCCTCGATCACCACAGGTTTCTTGCGGAACTTAGCCACCAGTTTTCACCCCCTTCAGGTACGCTGTCGCCTCAGGCGGCGGGGTAATGTCGTGTTGGACCATAGCCGGGGCCAGCTTCTGCCAGATGGCGGCGATGGTCTCCTCACACTTCTGCGGGTCATGGGTCATTTCCCGGCGAAAACCGGGGATGCCCTTCCGGAAGTAGTCCACCGTAGCGGCTACTTCCGGGGCGCCCTCACGCTCGATCCCGTTGTACATGGCGACAGTGAAGCGGGGTTCCTTAGCCATGGCGGCGCCCTCCCAGTACGATGACGTGTCGTACAACCCGACTTTCTAGACCAAAGCTCTTCGCCACAGCCAGTTCCCGTTCCTGCGTGTTGGTGAAGCCGTGCTTCTCACGCAGACGTGCCGCTTGGGCTTCAAACTTCTCGGCCTGCCGGGTCAGGTTCTTCTGGTGGGCCTTCCATGCGGAACTGCTCAGCATCTCCGTATACTTCTCGGTAACCATCTTCCGCTTATCTGGATCCCAGACCTTGCGGGTGCGCTCTTGGTAGCGCTGGCCCGCGCTCTTCCGGGCATCCGCCGCCTGTCGCGTCAGGGTGTCGTGCTTGCGCCGTGCCGCCTCAACCGGGTCAACCTTGTCGGTTGCTTGCGCACCAAAGCGCTTATGCTCACCTGCAAGCGCCGCCTTGTAGCCGGGGCCTTGCGCCGCGTCCCCCACGAAGCCTTCCGCCGCCCGCGTGGCGTTCTCGACGGCTTGGATGTTGCCAACCTTGCGGTCATGGGCGTTCAGAATGTCGTTGTGGATGGTACCCGGCAGGAACGGCGACTCCACGGAGACCCTGTTATCAGCGCCCAGCGCCGCACGCTTACCCTTCGAGTCAGAACGCCGGGTACGTGCGACCTTTTGGGCTGTACGCTGGGGGTTCCACTCGTGGTCCAAGCTGATGAAGAGTTGGCCCGTGCCGAAGTCTTTACCTTCCTTGGCGGCGCTCGACATGATCATGACGTTCGGGCCATTCCGGTCATTGAAGGTAGCGGCGCCCTGATCACGCGTAACGGCGTCATCCTCGCCTGTATAGGTGGCGTGCCGTAGCTCCGGGTAATCCCGCTTTAGCTCGTTGACCACGTTCTCGAGCACCTTGGTACCAAGCGCCACGTACTGGGACGACAGGACCACCTTGGGTGGGACCGGGGACTCGCCAGCCGCCCGGCGATTCTGGTTCAGTTCACGGTTGGCATCCAGATGCTTGCGGATCCGGTCGCCTACCCACTTCGCCATGGGGCTGTTCTGGTGAAGCGGGATGAACTTACCGTTGTCCATAACGCCATGGAAGCCTGTCTTGGGGTCCGTGTGCAGGGCGGCAACCGCCGCCGCTTCGGCCCCGGCGTCACCTTCGTCCCCAGCGTTCTTCAGCGCCCGTGCGTAGTCCGTGTGGCGGTGCAGGGCCTCCCACGCATCCGGAGCGTTCATGAACTGCTGGAGCTTGTTGACGCCCGACAGGTAACCCGTTGCCGATGACCCAGACCCGTTGTCGTAACCTGTTGCGGCGTCACCACGGAGCTTCGAAAGCTCATTGGCACCCAGCAGATCATTCTCGAGCTTGTAGTAGCGGTCGTAGAACTGCCGGGTATCCGGATCGACTTGGTTCAGATCTGGCGTGTACATGGTGTAGTCGGCGCCGGACTTCAATTGCGCCGTAGTAGGGTTGAAGTACGGGTGGACGGGTACCTTAGCCCCATGGTAGGGATTCGGCTCGCCCACAACGCCTTCGGGCCGGGTGATCTCGGGGAACTCGACGCCTACGTCTTCGCCCTTGCGGAACTGGACGTACTTCGCCAGCGTCTTGCCCAGATCTTCCATCTTGTCCGGATGGACTCGAATAACCTTGCCGCCCTTGCGCTCGAAGAAGTTGTTCAGGAACTCTTCCTTCGAACCCAGCCCGTGCTGGCCCATCGTACCCATGTTGACAAGGTTCCAAAGCTCGGTCGGGTCGTTCTCCATTGGCGTGCCCGACAGACCCCAGACGTTCTGGACGCCCTTGGCGCCCGCCACATCCTGCAGGGCCGTACCGCGCGAGCCGTCCGGCTTCTTCAGGTTGTGGACCTCGTCCAGTACCATCGTATCGAAGTCGCCCCCGGTGAACAGGTGCGCGTTCTTGGCGAAGAAGTCCTGCGAGACAACCACCACGTCATGATCGACCTTCGACATGTCCAGTGGCGCCTTGTCGCTGTGGGGCAAGTAGGGCGCCCGCAGGTCTTCCGACCCGGTCACGGTGCCGAACATGCCGCCCCGGCCCCCGCTAGGACCGCCGACAACTGCCACCTTGACGTTGGTGTGTCGCTTGAACTCCTTCAGCCAATCCGACCGAATGCCGGACGGGGCCACGATTACCGACTTCTTCTGGGGCAGGCCTGCGGCCTCAGCCTCAGCCATCTTGTCCAAGATGCCCAAGACGCCTAGCTGGGTCTTACCCGTGCCCATTCCGTGTCCGGCAACGCCCCGCTTGCGGGTGCGCAGGAAGTGGACGCCCTGCAACTGCGTGTCGTAGAACTTCTGGGTGGTGAGCTTCGTGGAGTCTTCCTTCAGAAGTCGCTTCAGTGCCTCGGCCTTCTTGCCGCCAGCGGCGATGATGTCAGCAGGCTGGTACTTCGCGGCCCGCTCTTCCTTCGTCAGGAAGCCCTCGGGCCGGGACTGCTCCTCAAGGTACTTGTTGGTGACCTCATCCGCCTTGTCGGTCAGCGTGAAGCCCCCGAAGACCTCGCGGAACTTCTCGAACTGGCTGAGCGACATCTTCGCCTGCCCGTTTTTGTCAACGGGGAGCTTCAAATCCTCAGCAAACGTCTGTCGGAAGGCCTCCGGCACATGGGCAACCAGATGGTCCTTACCCCAGTCCAGCAGGGGGAGTGACCCGGTCAGCGTGTCCCGTTGCCGTGCATGGGTGATTTGGGCGTTGTCCGGGCTGATGCGTAGGAGTTGGTCCCCAATGCGCACCCGATAGGCGCCCGTCTTCTCACCGTCATGTACGTACTCGTGGTCGATGACGCCTTCCTGCCACTTGGACTGACCCTTCAGCCGGAACTTGATCGCGTTGCCCTGTTCATGGGCAACCTTCTTCATCGCTGTGGTCTTAACAGATCCCTCAACCAACTTGCCGTTCTTAAACAGCGCCTTGGCCTTCTCTGCCGGATCCGTCAGATCGGCGGCGTCAGCGTAGATCTTGCCGTCCCATGGCCCGCCAACCACGGTCGGGGCGCCCAAACCGTTAAACTGAAGCTGGATGTGATGGTGGGCACCCTTACCCACAGCCCACTGTGACGGACTGACCGTCACCCACGCCTTGCGTCCGATGGACTGCGTAATGGCGAAGTCCAGATCAAACTGCGACTGGATGCCATTGGGCATCGAAGACGTGTTCAGCAACTGCCGCATGACCGGATCAGTCGGTTGCCCATCGGCCCCGATGTGGTACGTGGCGATCCGTCCGTCAGGCATGCGCTTCTTGAACGTAACCGACCCGTCATCTGCTACCTTGGGCACCAAGTCCTCAGCCCGGCTAAGCTCCTTCTTGACGGCCTTGCGCTGAATGTCAGCGGCGGCGTTGTCCGTCTTGGACAGCACACCGTTCCATTCATCTTCCGTCAGGACCGCCAACTTATGGGTGTTCTTATCGGCATAGTCGTTTCCATAGGCCCACTTCTCGAGCAGTTCAGGGAGCATCAAGCCCTTCTTGCCGCCTGTGGTGCCATGGACCTTGTCGTAGGCTTCCTGCCCACCCTTGGTGCCATAAAGCATGCCCAGCAAGGTGCCGTAGCTTGATTCGTGCTTGGAAACGCCCTTGCCTTCGGCGTCGTCGATGGACCACACATCGCCCAACTGAGACGTCAGGCCTTCGCCGCCCTTGGCACCCTTGTCAGCGGCCTTGCCCAGTTTGATCTCAAAGGCAACACGTTTCCCATCCGGCCCCGTCGCCATGTAGTGACCGGGGGGCAGGTATCGACGCCCTTCCTTGATCTGCTTGAAGTCATCCGTAGAACGGAACTGGTCCCGATGCTCCATGAAACGACGCCGAAGTTCGTTCACATCATCGGTGACATGCGCCGTCTTAGCTCCACGGGCCGCTTCCGCATCCTGTTGGGCGATCTCCTCACCAACATCTTCCGTCTTCTCATGGAAGTTGTGTTCGGCCCGGACCTCGCCTTCGTCGTCGAACTCCTGATGCTTGCCCGACTCCGGGTTGTACCCGGAGTCGGCATCACCAGAGTCATAGAGGATAGAAGGGTTGTCCCCGCCCTGAATCAGGATGTGGTGACCGCCCCATGTGATCCACGCAGAACCGGGGTTGTCCTGCAGGAGTTGCTCCGACCAAGTCAGGGCGCCCGTCTTCCCTTGAAGACGCCCCTGTTGGTCTTTCACATGGGACTCAAATCGTTCCCGGCCTGCACCCCGGACCCAGTCACGCACTTTCTGATTGCGCCGGGTTCGGTCTACAGCAGACAGGTGTCCGTGGGTACCCATGGACTTTTCAAGGAAGTCAGCCATGGCGATGGCCTTCTCGAGCAGGGAGTCAGCGGGCAGGATCGGCTCAGCCAGCGTCAGCAGGATGCCTTCGCCCGGCACCTTGACCATGGTCATGACGTACTCGGTCGGGGGCAAATGATCCGCCAGACCATCCAGCGACTTAACCAGCACCTGTCGGGTCGGCGCCCAGTCGCAGACGTCCCGGTCCAGCCCGTAGGCGCCCAGCGCTTCATCCAGATCGGCCTCAAAGAGTGCCTTCAGGAGGGTGTTGCCCAACCCAAAGCCCTTCATAACCAGTTCCTTGATGTGCGACACGGCGTCTGGGTTCTTCTGGACATGGGCCTGTAGCTTCTTCAGCGCCCGGCTGTACCGCTGACGGGCGTTGTCATGGCTGAGGCCCAAAGCCTGCGCCACGGCGGGGAAGTCCACCAGTTCAGCCGCCCGCATGCCGGATCCAAGCCCGTGGCGGGCCTGCACAACAGCAAGCTCGTCCTTGGACAGTCCGGCGTCATTCAGGATGGCGTTCAGACCAGCCCGCTGGGCCTTCCGGACCTCGCCCGCCATGGCCTGCCGCTCGGTGTCATTCTCGCCAGCTACTTGTTCATGCTTGGCAATGGCCTTGTCAGGGCTGTCGGCATCCGAGACGTTCCGGTCCAAGCTGGTGGTCTTGTTCAGGTGGTACAGCGACTCCATGGCGGCAACCTTGTCGCCTGTAGCCGTCAGATACTCGCCCCGCTTGCCCGGCTTCAGGAGCTTGACGTCCGCCCATTCCGGCTTGTTCTTATCCAACCATGCCCCAATGCTCTTCCGATCCGCCGTACCGCCAGCCGCCGCAACTGCCTTAACGGCCTGATGGTACATGGCGAGCGGCCCGCGAAGCTCACGGGGGAGCTTGATCTGGTCGAACATGCCGTTGCCGTAACGGGACATCCGCTGTTGGGCGCGGGCGATGGCATAGTTGGAGGGATCCCGCAGGGCCTGCAGGCGCTCCAAATTGCCGTTCTCCTTGTTCTCGTTCCACTCGCGCACGCCTTCAAGCAGGCCCGTACGGAACTCCTGCGCCAGATCCGAGAAGTAGCCCGTGTCGATGCCGCTGATCTTCTCGTAGGTCTGGACGTGATCCAGACCCTTGGACTGCATGAACTTCTTCGCCATGTGGCGGGTCATGCCTTCCATGCGATTGATGAAGTCTTCTTCCGTGACATGCTTCAGCTTCTCGAACTGGACGGGACCGTCCGGATACGCCCGTACCAGCCGGGGCACCTGTCGCCCAGAAGCGGTCTTCACCATCTCGATCTTCGGGAGCTTGAAGTCGCCTGAGTGGGTGCGGCCCTCGTTCGGCATCTCCCCGAACATCTCGGCAACCTTGTCCTGCAGACTGGCGAAGTCCTCGCCCGTGGCCTCCTTCAGGTTGGCAACCTGCCCAGAGGCTTCCTGCTGAATGGTGTCCGGGGTGTTGGTGCCTTCCTTGTACTTGGCGCCCGTACCGATGACCTTGCCCTCAGCCTTGGTCCGGACCAGCTTGTTCTCACCCGTCTTCTGGTCACGGGTCCATGCTGTGGTCTCAATCGCGGGGGATTCCTCGATGCGCTTCTTCTCTGCGGCCTTCCGGGCGCGCGCGGCCTGCTTGTCAGCCGCCGCCTTGGCCTCAGCGGCGCCCTTCTTATCCTTCTGGAGCTTCTGGGCAGTAGCCTTACCCGGCTTCAGGGCCTCGGTCGTCTTCTTGGCAGACGTCTTAACAGCCTTGCTTGCGTTGACGTTCTTGGCGGCGACAGCCTGCTTGATCTCCTGCCGCTCAGCCATACCGACCGGAAGCGTTTCGCGGGCAACGGAACCATCGGCCTTGATGTAGATGTGGTGCCCGCGCATGGTGCGCCAACTGCCACCGGGGTACTTCTTCTCGATCGCAGATGCGTTGTGACCACCCTTAGCCGCTGGAGCGGCCTTGGCCTTCGTGGCGGTTGTCTTAGTCTTGGCCTTCGACGTAGATTTGGCGGGTGCGGCCTTAGCCGTCCCCGCCGTCTTCTTCGCCGCCGCCTTGGCGCCCATCGCCTTCAGTAGGTCATCAGCGAAACCCATGGTTAAACCCCCCTACTCTTTCAGATCCTTTGGATAAATGATGTGGAGGGATTTTTGGACCCCGTTCTCACCCGTGCCGGGGTTGTAGTACCGCTGGACACGGGCGCCAGCGGCCTCATGGATCGGGCCGATGAGCAACCCATGGGGAAGTGCCCGTTCAGCCTCGTAAATGGTTTGGGCGGTCAGGGCGCCCTGCTGGGGTTGGACCTTCGCCTGCTTGCGTTGCTCGTAGCCGCTGGGTGCCATGGCGTGGGCCTTCTCCAAAGAAGTGCCCTTAACAACCTGCTTGGTCAGGCCTTGGAAAGCCTTCTGGGGCTGGGTTACGGTGCCCTTGGCGTCGGCCTCCAGCGCCTGCAGGAACTTGTCCTGCGCCGCCTTGTCGAAGACAAAGGCCGTCCCGCCGATATTCTTGGCGCCCACCTTGGTGAAGTACTGGGCGGTTTCCGTCAGGGCGTTAACCGTCACCCGCTGGCCTGCGGCCTTCTCGAAGACTGCCGCCAGCAAACGAGATCCGGCCCCGGCCTGCGCCGCCTCGGCACCCCGATGGCTGGGTGCCGTCTCCAAGTACTGCACCGTGTAGCCGCCGTTTGCCTCACCACAGGCCGCGAAGCCTGCCCATTCAGCACCCGACTTCAACCCGATGACGGTTGTGCCGCCCTCGTCGTCCCCGCCGCCTTGGTCCTGCCCATCTACCAGATCCACCAAGGCCTTACCGAAGTGGACCGGGTAGTCCCCGGACTCCTCCCACTGCTCGACAGCCCCAAAGATGTCGTCACCGCTGGGATTCTCGTACAGGCCGAAACCCTTCACCCGGTCGTAGGTGGCAAGTCGGCCCTTCGGCTGGGTCTTGCTGGAAGCTACAGCAGGCCCAGCCTTCTGGCCTCCGCTTCCTGCGCCCTTGTCCGGGCGAAGATCGTCTGATTTCGCTCCCGCATCCATGTCACTTCGGGACTGGGCGCCGGGGCGCCCGTCCGCCTGCGCCGTTTTCGGGGCCACGGGCTTCTCTTCCTCCGGATCATGGCGCCCACCCCCCGCCGATTTCAGCAGGTCCACGGTAGCTAGTGCCTTGATGACCGTGGGGGACCGCAGGTCCATGACGTGGGCCGGGATGTCTTCCCCTGCCGCCTGCAGATCCTGAATGAGCCGGGTGACCACATGATCAAGGGCGCCCTGCTCTTCCAGACCCTTGGTGACGGACGGCGAGCGAAGGTAATTAACCCGCTCCCGCAAATCCGCCTTACTGGTGCCTACAGCCATGGCCTACTTCGCCCCCTTGGTGGTTCTGGTGGAAGATTTCTTCGTAGCTGAAGGGGTTTCCTTCTGTTCCACGGCGATGGCGGCATTTTGAGCGCTCACCATGTTCTTGGCAGTACCTGTGTACTTCTTCTGCGTGGGTCCATGGAAGGTGCTCCAGTCCCATTCACCTGTGCTCTTGTTGTAAGAAACACTGTGCTGGTGGTCCCCGGTAGCGCTACCCGCATGGTAGTGCTCCATCCCCTTCGACTTGCGCCACGTCCGGTCCCCAACGCGCTCAACCTTGGCAGGCTTACCCTTAACCTGTTTGGCCTCTTCGGCAAGCTCATACCCGGTCTTGGTAGACTGGGTAGTCGTCTTCTTGTCGGCGTCACGGATGATCGGCTTCTTGCTCATCGCCACATCAAAGCCGCTCCCGCTTCCCTTGCCATAGAGCTTTTCCATCGCCGCCATGTTGTCGGCCTTGATCTTGGCGTTGCGCTCCCGGTTCAGTTGGGCGCCCGTCTTAGGCTTCGCCGGGGTCGGCTCAGGCGCCGGGGTCTTCTTGGCCCTGCTGGCCTTCACCGGGGCCTCAGCCGCCGCCTTTGCCGCCGCCTTGGCCTCATCAGCCGCCGCCTTTGCCGCCGCCTTGGCGTTCTTCGCCGCCGCACGCTCTTCAGCGGCGCCCTTGGCCTTGGTGTACTGTTCACGGGCCTTGGCAACCGTTCCGGCGTCGGCGCCCAGCATCTCGAGCACGTCAGCCACGGTCAGCTTCGACCCCACCTTGCCTGCATCGACCCCACCGTCTGACCCAAACACGTCCGAAATGATTTTGCCCTTGCGCTCCAGCACGCTCATCTTGCGCTGGTCGATGGAGTTTGCCATTTCAAACTGCTGGTGGTGGAAGTTGTTCTCCTGCCCCTGCCGATAGCCACGGCCCAGCCGCTGTTCCATCGCCGCAGGGGTCCACTCGTAGTCCAGATCAATGTGCATGTTGGAGTTGGCCTGCAGGTTCATGCCTTCCGTACCTGCCTTGGTCATCAAGATGACCTTGCCCTTGCCTGCGTTGAAGTCGATCTCGGCCTGATCACGGGCTTTCTTCGACGTGTTGCCCTGCACGTAGAGGAAGTCCTTGTCCTTGAAGCCGTGTTCAGCCTTCAACTGCTCCTTCAGGAACTCCAGCGTTCGGGGCGACTGTCCAAAGACGATGGTACCCTTGCCGCCGTTGTAGTTGTTCTCCTCGTTGGTGCGCTCCCAGTTCGTGGCGATCTGGTCAGCGGCCTCGGCAATCTTGGGCGACGCATAGCCCTTGGTCCGGATCTGCTTCAGGACCGGGTTTGTGGCCTTGATGCCCATGCCTTCAAGCGCTTCCGGGGTGTCGATCAGTCGGGGGTCGATGGCGATCTGCTCCAGCCGCATTAGCTGGGTCAGCATGTGCATGTCCACGCTGGCGGCGCCGTCCATCCCTTCAAGCTCCTGAAGCATTGACCCGCGCAGGGCGCCGTAGAGCTTGTTCTGTGCATCATCCATGTCCAGAACCGCTGTATCATGCGTCTTGGGCGGCATGGCGATCTTCACGCGGGGATCCTGCTTCTCCAGCATGAAGAAGTAGGGGGCGATCATCTTGCGCAGGTTCGCACGCTCGTTCGCCTTGACGCCGCAGACCACCTTGGTCTCCCCATCGCCCTTCAGGTTCGGGATGGTCTCGTACTGGGCAAACTTCTGCACGAAGCGCTTCTTCTCACCCAGCACGCCGGGGTTCATGAACTCCATGGCCCGGTAGGTCTCTTCCAACTTGTTCATCATGGGGGTTGCGGTCAGCCACCACGTGTACTTGGGTGACATGTGCTCGTACGCGGCCTTGGACCGGGCCGACTTGGGATCCTTGAGGTAATGCGCCTCGTCGAAGATGGCGATGTCGTTCTGCAGTTCCTTCTTGATCTGGGCACCCTCGTTGGTCATGATGGCGTAGCTCATGACCACATAATCAGCCTTCTTGGCCTCCTTGTAGAGCGCCTTGCGCTCTTCAGGCCCGCCGTCGATCTTCACGACCTTCTTGCCGTTGAAGAACTTGTGGACCTCACGCTCCCAACCGCCCAGTCGGGACGCCGGGACCACGATGACGGCTGGCCCCTTCGCCTTGCCTTCCTGCTTCAGCTTTTCAGCCGCCAGCAGGCTGGTCAGGGTCTTGCCAAGGCCCGTACCGAAGCCCAGCACGCCCTTCTCGATGGTGTTCAGGTAGTGGACGCCTGACCACTGGTAACCGTGGGGCTTGATGCCCGCCTTCAGGGTCTTGATCTTGACCGGATCCTCCACCTGTTGAGCGGCTTCGCCTGCCTTGGCCCGGTCACCCTGTGACTTCAGCTTCTCAGCCAGTGCCGGGTTGTGCTCAGCCATGTTCTTCAGAACACCCTCGGAGATGTTCATCATGGGGCCGAACTGCGCGTGCAATTCCTCGATCTGCTTGTGAACCTTGGCAAAGTCGCCCTTGAAGATCCAGATGCCGTTGTGGAAGGCCGTGTCCATCTTCTTCACGGCGTTCTTGAAGCTCCGGTGGACCTTGTCGTTGTTGTCGTAGCCCGTCAGCTTCAGACCGATGTAGCCCTTGCCGCCCACGCCAAAGATCTTCACATCGATCTTCAGGCCTGCGGCCTTCTCAGCCGCCAGACGGGCCTGCATCTCCTCGTAGGTCTCGTAGCCCTTCGCCGCAGGCGGGGGCTGGGTGGTACCTCCTTGCTGGGCCGGGGCCGGGGCGCCCGGCGCCTCCCCCTTGTACGGGGGCGCCTTGGCGTCATGCCGGAATGAGCCATGGATGCCATTCTCCAGCATGTACTGCAGGGTCTTGGCGGCGTGCCCGCTGTCCAGCTTGACAGGGATGTGCCAGCCTGTGGCGGCGCCATCCTCCTTCCAGACGGCGCCCAGTTCCTTCAGGCGGTCCTTGTGCTCGAACGTGTTGTTCTTCTGCCCACTGGCGAGCGCCTTCGGCACGACGAACCAGCCACGGGCGCCATTGCCGAACTGCTTCTCAGCCGCCCCGATGATCTTCTCAATCTTGTCGGCTACCTCCGACTTAGTCTTGACCGTGGCGATAGCCGGGGACGATTCCGCCATCACCTCACGGGCCTTGCGTGCCGCCAAGGTGTGGTGCTCATAGGTCATGCCGGGCCATGCCGTCTCAGGAACGATGCGCCCGTTGTGGACGTAGACATGGCGCCCGTGCATGGTGACCCAGTGTCCACCGGGGTACTTGGCGGCGAGTTCTTCGGAGATGCCCTTTGTGAGGACGCTGGAATACCCCTTGATCAACAGGCGCATCGTTGTTACCCCCTAATACGTGACATAGCCTAGCTTGACCAGCAAGGCCCCCAGTTCGTTCCCTCGTGCGGCGCGCTCTTCTGGGGTCATGGTCTGGTCCGTTTGGAGCTTGCCGACCTCTTCCAAGGCCTCGTTCAGCGTCTTGATATTCGGGTAGTACACCTAGCCCACCTTCTTCTGTACCTTAAAGTTGATCGGGACCGGAAGGCGATGTGACAGTGGTTTGCTGGTAAGGTAATTCTTCATCCCGGTGTAGATGAGGGCGTTGTTGTCCATATCCTGCAGGCGCGGTTCCCAATAGGCGCGAATTTCGTCCATCGTCCCCGGACGCCACAACCCAAATTCACCGTCCAAGACATCGCTTGCCGCGCTCCACATGGAAGGATGCGGGCAGTCCACAGCGCCACCGGGTCCATTTACAAGCGCATGCGAAAACGGATTGGTCATGGACTCGATAGCCATAGCCCATTCCTCATCGTATGAGGGCGGCAGGTCAGGTCGTACAGCCCGTAAATGGGCCTGACAGGCTAACTGATGTGCCGTTAACGGCGCCCGATTCTGGACGAGGGCCGCCGCTTTCTTGTTGAACTCTCCCCACTCACGCTTCAACCAGTTCTCCTGCAAGGAATGCAGGTACTCATGGGTGTAGACGTTCTCCATGCGGGATGAGTTCATGCCGTTCTTTTTGCCATGCGGGAAGACCATTTTGTTCAGTGACGGGCTGTAATAGGCATTCGGGTTAGGGTCTACGTGACCGCTGTCTGGGGAATAATAGCTGAGTTCCACCCCGGACCCCAGACGCATCCAAGACGGTAGGCGGTCCAGCCCACTGGCGGCGGTCGCCAGTGCGCCCGCATCGGGGGACCATGTACCCGCAGGCTTGCCTGTCGGGTAGTTCTTTGGGGGGTACTTCTTTGGATCCAGCGAACTGGTTCCGTACATACCAGCCCACGCGCCTTTGGTCTCGATGCCTGTAATGCCGTGCTCATAGACCAGATAAGCGGAAAGAATCATCCGGTCCACGTAGTCCTGCTGGATGGGTAACGAGGCGCCCTGTGGCCCATATTTTCGAATGGCGTCCATGGCCTTCTTGTCCGCCTGTACCAGATCTTCAGCTTCTCTAAACGACTTCGGCGGTTTGTTACCAGCCAGTCGGACCAATTGCTGAACAGCCTCAAACGTGCCAAAAGCGTCCTGCGCCGCAGGCAGATCCATCAGGGCGGGCTTTTGACCCTGTCCCACGATCTTGGGCAGTTCTCCCACACCCTTGCGCACGGCGCCCAGCATGTTGAACAGAGCCATCTGCGACAGCCATGTCGCCCGTTCCGCCCGGTGGGCGGCGGTATCCAAAGCCTTCTTTTCCTTGACCGTCAACTGAACACCCTTTTGAAGCAACTCAACGTGATGATGCGCCAGATCCATCGACCAGTCCATCATCTTCATGATGTCCAGTGCGTCCCGCAACTGGTCCCACGGGGCGTCCTGCCACTGCTTGATGCGGTCATAGGTCCGCGCGATGGGATCACCCTTAGCCTTCACCTTGGCGGTTGCTTTCGGCTTGGCTTCCTTCTTGGCCTTTGCCTTCTCGAGCTTCTGGATGTTCTTGGCCTGCGCTGGAGTCAGCGCCCGCTCAATGAAAGATTGACCATCCATGGAAAGGCCGGACACACCGCCCCGGCTGTAGTAGACAGTGCCCTTAGACACGCGGTCAACAGTACCAGCGCCAGAATCCAGCATAACCCTGTCATGGAAGACCATGCCCTTCTTGGGGTTGAAGGGGTCCAACTTGGGCGCCGCCTTAGGCTTCACTTCAGCCTTGGCGGGCGTCTTGGCCTTGGTTTGCGCCGGGGGTTCACCCTTCTTGTTGATCTTGGTGGTGACCAGCGCCGTCTTGGTTTTCGACGCGGCTTTAGCCGGGGCCTTCTGGGCGCCCGGCTTTTCCGTCTTCGTTTTGGTGGCCTTTGGTTCCGTTTTGGTGGCCTTTGGTTCCGTTTTGGTGGCCTTTGGTTCCGTTTTGACCTTGGTCGTCTTCGCCATGGCCTTCTTCGCCGCCTTGGGATCCGGGGCCAGTTCGGGTTCCCCCCGGCGTTCCGCCAGCCGTTGGAGACGTGCGGTCGTCTCACCCGGAGTCGCTTTGGCCTTAGCCTGCTTGGCGGGCGCCGTCTCCGGGGCTGGGGTGCCATCCTTGCGGATGTAGACGTGGCGCCCCCGCTCCGTAACCCAGTGCCCACCGGGGTACTTAGCTTCCATGTCGGCGCCGACACCCTTGATCAGGTCCAGCGGGATGACATCGAAACCCTTGATTAACAGGCGCACTGGGTTCCCCTCCTTAGATGAACTGGCGATGGATCTGCCCGCCCAGCGTACCTGCCGTAGGCGCCGCCACCGGGACAATCTTCAGCCGGATCCAAGGGTAGGCCCTACCCAGCTTGGGCAGATCGTCCACGTCAATGACGGCGATGCCGCCCGCTGGGCTGGCACCTACGTTGAAGGCGGTGCCACGGGGCGCCCAGTTGTTGCCGTCAGAGGACGCTTCCACCGAGACATTCAGGGCGGCGTCCAGCGTGTCCGACAGGAAGATGCTGGCACCTGTAGCGCCATCGTACTTGATGGGCTTGGTGTAGATGGTAGCCGTCGAACGGGGCAAAAGGGTCAGGTCGTCGGTTCCTTGGAACTGCAGGGCAACCGTGCTCGACATAGCGTTCAGCCTCCTTGGTTATAGAACGGTCAGCAACCGCACGGCGGTACTGCCCGGCGGTTTGGTATCGCGCAGGTACTTCTGCCATGCCGGGCAACCAAGTTCATGGTTGCCGACAGTGGCGTAGCACTCCGCGAACATGTCGGCGGCATACTCACTCTGGGGGCGCCCGCGTTCTGCCAACATGATGTGGCCCACTTCGTGAGCGACAACAAAGCGTGTCTGCCGTTCCTGCGGCGCCCCCCATTCCATGACGACGATGACGTACTTCACGGACCTCGCACTGATCACGGTGAAGGCGTCATTCTCCAGCGGGCGCTGGGTGACCACCGTGTACATAGGAAGCACCATTTGGGCCTCCAGATGATTCAGTTCGTCCGTAATCACGCGCATGATGGGCGGCGGAGCGTCGGCACGCGCCGCCGCGCCCGTCACCAGCAACAGAAGCCCCGCCAGAAACCCTGCAACCAACCTGCGCACCATGTTGGGCGCCCCCTTCCCTACAACAGACTGCCGTCTGCGTGAATCAGCGCCACCGTGTAGGCGTCCGGCTCGATGGGCGACGTTTTGGCGGCGTGAGCGGCGATGTAGGCGTCAGGCCGGGCGATGGAACTGATGTGGATCTCGTCGAAGTAGGAGCCTAGGGTATCGGCGTTGTTTCCCTCACGACAGCCCAGATTCAACCGATCAAGCACAGTCGGCATGTTCACGCCCACAGCGCTGAGTTTAGGTACCCCGTTCCAATACAGCTTCACTGAGCTACTGGTGTACGCCACAGCGAGATGCCCCCAGCCAATTGCTGTGTCAGTCGCCAGTAATGCCTGTGAAACAGTAACCGTACCGTCATCCTTGCGTACTTGAAGCGTCAACTGCCCTGTGCCACCCCAATATGCCCAAATCCAAGGTCCAAGGCCTGTGCCGTTGCGTAAGACGAAGGCCGTAGCCTGTATCGATGTGAGCGCCCGCTTCACAGCGTTATTGACGTTCACCCACATCTCGATCGTACCCTGTGCAGGTGTCAATGGCACAGGTTGAATGCTCAGGAAGTCTGTGAGACGCCCAGAGCTCCCCGGATGCCATGTCGTAACGTAGCCCTTCTGCTCCAATTGTGCATGCCAGACGTAGATCGTTGAAGCGTTCGGCGTCCGGATACCCATACCAACGTTGGCGACAGTACCTAAATTGTTTGTCATCGTAACTTTCCAGTCGTACCTCTGCCATCCGGTATTCAACGTGATGGCAGTTGACTGGTAGGAACTTACGCCCTGAAGGTACAGTACAAGGTTCACAGTGACAGTCGTGTCAGCCTTTAGCCAGATCGACCCCGTGTAGTCCTTCGTAGCCCCTGCCGCCAGTTGCTCGCCGGGGTATTTGTAGAAGGGATCATTCACGGTAGCTGTGCCCTTTACCAGCTTGGTGGCAGTAGTGCCGCCCGCTGGATCGGTCTGCCCTGTAACCTGCGTTATGTCAGTTGCTGTCCATAATGCGAAGTTGTTGTCAGCAGTGCTTAACAGGTTGGTTGTGCCTTCTTCGATCAGGATGGCCCCGCTGTTGGCGCCGGGGCGCCAATCTGTTGTCACTGTACCAAACTCATACTGGATGCCATCTACATAAAATGTCTGCCCCGTAGCTTCCCAGAATCGGATTTGCCCGCCCGAAGATGTACTGTTGGAGTTAAACGTGGAGACAATCCGTACCACCTGCTTTGGATTAACAAGCGTACTCACAGTACCGCCACCACTCAAGCTCATACTTACAGTGATGGTGACTGTTCCGGGGTTGTATACATAAGCCGAGAATGCGCAGGATACTGTATACAACTGCACTGGATAAGCCTCGACAACGATACTTTGTGACGTTGCCCCGCTGACAGAAATAGAACTAGTCCCTTGCCACGACCATGACGTCGTTCGTGCAAGCGTTGCGCCGCCTGCCGCTATAAACCCCAGCGTCGTACCATCCTCGCCGCCGTTGGACTGGTTCAGCGTTAGCAGGTTCGCTCCACCGGGTGTCCAGTCAGCCGGGATCCAGTTGCCGCCACTGTCCTTGATGGACGCCTCTTCCAACTGTACTTGGTCGATGTAAGCGGTTCCAGTGCCGCCGATGGCGTTAGCCGCAAGCTGGATGTTGATGTACGTATTCAGTGTATCAACAGCCGGACTGAACGTAATCCACTGACGCACCCAGCCACTTGTGGGCGCCGTGACGATGGTCGTGGTTGTGTTGCTGATGATCGTACCGCTGGCTTTGTTGCCGATAAAGGCTGACGTGCGGGCTGTGCCCGCTAGGGCCGTTACCCAGATCCACCAACTGGCGATGTAGACGGCGCCAACCTTCAAGGTAATAGCGTCGCCCGTAGGGCTGGGGGCCTGCAGGTAGCGGTACATGCGCACCGTGTCGGTTGCCAGAGCGGAACTGGTAATTTGAAGCATCGCCGCCTGCGTGCCGTCACGCTTAACTGCCGACTGAACGCCCCCGAAGTAGCTGGGGGGCGTCGTGTTGCCACCATTGTCGTAGACCCACGTGCTAGCGCCCTCGAAGTTGGCAGATGCCGCCTTCAGCAGGTTGGCGCCCCGTCCCGGCACGTACCGGGGCGCCCCGCTCGAGACCTGCGTGCCGTCCGGCAGGTAGGCCGTCGATGCCCGGCTGAATGTGGGCCGGGCCTTCGCCCGGTTGCGGGCGCCCTTCAGGGGCCGCATTTAGACCACCGCCTTGTAGCTGACATAACTGCCAGCCGTCGCGGAGTTGATCCAGACCGTGGCGCCCGCCTCGAACTGCACGATGTCGCCCGGCATCAGTTCGTAGCCGTTTCCCGATCCGTCGCGGGCCGTGGTCAGGGCTGATCCGATGACCGAGTCAGCGATGAGCACACAGTCGGCGTTCTTCACACCGCCCTTGACCTCCACGTAACGGCAGTTGGTGGGCAGGGCAATAGAAATTGCCGTGCCAGCGACGGCGACGGCCTTCTGCCCGGTGGATGCGGTGCCCAGTGCCGCCACGACTTTGAGGTTCTTGTTCGAATCTACCCGTAGCTGGTCATGACTTGCGCCGTTGTAGCCATAGAGCACGCTTGTCACTGCCAAGCGGTTGATGCTGTTGAGGGTTGCGGCATCAGCAGGGGATCCGATGGAAGGTTCGGTGCCGCCACTACTACGCAGACTGACAACGAGATTCTTGTTGGTGTCCGTCTGTAGACGCACGTAGTTGGTACCATTCCAAGCTCGCAGGATCGAATCGACCCCTAGGACTTCGCTTCCATCGGGGCTATCCGTATTCGCACTCCGCACACGCAGAGCGGTCATGTTGCCGGAGGAATCCCGGCCTGCGACAAACAGTGCCTTTCCCGGCATGGCTTGTCCAAGAATACCTTCGACACCCAGCGTCACCGTCTGGATAGCGGGCCAGTTATTCACGTTGAACCCCGTGGGCCAGTTGCTGACCACTGCCCCGAAGCTGGCAGGCCAGTTACTGACCACTGCCCCGAAGCTGGCAGGCCAGTTCCCCACGTTGATCGTGCCTGCGACCGTCTGCGTGGCAGGCCAGTTCGTCACCGTGGCGTTGAAGCCTGTCGGGAAGTTGTTCACGTTGAACCCCGCAGGCCAGTTGCTGACCACTGCCCCAAAGCTGGTAGGCCAGTTGTTGATGCCGAAGCTGGTGGGCCAGTTCGTCACCGTGGCGTTGAACCCCGCAGGGAAGTTGTTCACGTTGAACCCTGCAGGCCAGTTCGTCACATTGGCGTCAAAGCCACTGGGCCAGTTGTTGATGCCGAAGTTGGTGGGCCAGTTGGTGATCCAGTTGAACTGGGCGCCGTCCCGGCCCTGCAGGGGCTGGAACTTACCCGTTAGGGCGTCCTTGTACTGGGGCGCCGGGCCATCTGGTGTCTGGTAAAGCCGCTCTTCCGTGTCTACTGCCATAGTCCTGCGCCCCCTTCGCTACACCTTCGATCGGATCTCCATTTCGATGGGGTCATCCGGGTAGGTCGCCCGTCGCCCGTCAGCGTAGACCACCTCACACTCAGCCAAGAACAGGCCCGATTGGTCCACGTCCTGATCACGGGGTGCGTACCAGACCTCAGCGCCAGCCGGGTCATGCAGGATGGCCTCCACGTTGTCAATCTTGCGTTCGATGGCGTCTGGCAGACGCATCCGGAGGTAAACACGGTCGTCCGGGGTCAAGTCGGTCACCGGAAGCCCATTCAGGGTCAGGACCATCTGCCATGCGTGGCGGGTGTCACCCTGTACGATCTTGTAGCGCTGTGCCATTAGGGCTTCACCTCCCGAAGGTGCGGTGTCCACATGTTGTTGGTAATCCAGTTGTGGACGGTTTCAACAGGGATTAGCTGGAACGTGATGCCCTTCTGCTGGGCAATCAGCCGGGCGCCCTTGCGCTGGGGCGCCATGGTGATGTCCTTAACGTTGGGTTGGATCCGCAGGCCCTTCATTCGCCCACCCCCATGGCCTCTTGGGCGATGGCGCCCGTGTCGTCGTTCTCGCCTGCCTCGTCCACAGCCTGCGATACCCGCAGGGGCGCCACGATGACGGGTACCCAGAATCCGCCAGCCTCCATGGCGACATACCACAGGTGGTGCCCGTCCAAGATCGTCCCGTGGGCGTCGATCAGAATGGGCTTGTAGATGCCTTCCCGGCTGAAGCGCTCCCGCACCTTGGCGAGCTTTTCCGGGTTCAGCATGGGTACTTGGTTGGGGTTGGCGCCCAGCGTGTGCGGATCCCGCCATTCGTACTGGCTCAGATCGGCAAGACGGTCGAAGTCCGGGGCGCCGTGTCCCTTGATCAGCACATCCGGACCATCGAAGATGCTCTTCAACGTTGCCCGCAGGGCCTGCCGCTCGGTCAGGATCTCTTCCGGGGTCTTCAGGTCGATCCGGCCTTCCGGGGTCACCTTCATGAACTTGGGATCGAAGACCTGCCAGCGGCATCGGCAGTTCGGGTGACCGGGGATGCAGGGCACCCAGTCTTTCTTCCGGCGCCCATAGTTGGTCTTGCCCACCCAAACTTCACGCCACGGGTCACCCGGTTCCTTGACCACCTTGAAGATCTTGCCATGGATGTGCGCCTTACACCACTCGCAGGCGGTGCCGTCCGCCTGCCCGATGACGAATGTCCCGACAGGCAGGGTGGCAAGGTAGCCGTTTGCCATACACTCTGCCAGTTCGGTGATGGCGATGCGTCGCCAGTCACGGTTGAACTCACCCAGCTTATCCAGCAAGGCCTTCTGAAGTTCACCGGGTGTCCAGCGGCCTCGCCGGGCCTGAATGACCAGTTCGCGGGTTGTGGATATGATGTACTGATTCTGCGTGGCAATCTTTTCCCCTGCATGAAGTTGCGCCCACCTGATGGCTTCTTCCTCAAGAGTTGTCAGCGGCAAAACAGGCTGGTCCGGGGCGCCCTTGTCGGCCCGCAGGCGGTACTCCTTGCCCGGATGGGGGGCTGGGAGGTTCTTGCGGGCGTTCAGGGTCACGGGCAGATCGGGCAGGAAGATGGCGGGGAGCTTCCGGCCCGCACGGTCGAAGGCCTGCATCAGGGCCGAAAGCGCCTCTGCCTTGATGACGTAGCGGTCAGCAAGGGTGGCGTTCTTCGCCAGCCCCTTGCGCAGTAGGCGTTCGATCTCGGTTAGCTGTTCGTTGGACCAAGACTTGCCGTCGCGCAGGTAGCGGATGACTGACTTGGGCAGGTAGCGCATGCGGTCCACATCTTGGGCGCCCTTCTGCAGATCCATGGTAATGCTTTTGGCGACGGATGCCCCAGCGGGCACGTAGGCCCCGGTTGCGTCGAAAGCGACGGGGCCTTCCGGGGCGCCCAGCCCCAACTGGTCAATCAGGTGCAGGATGACCACGGCTGTTGGTTCGGTCAGTTCGGTGTAGAAGGCATCCTCCAGATCGGCCCATGTACTGTGCTGGTCGTTGCGAGACCAGATACCCCCTAGGGTATCAGTTTCGATAGGGAATGGGTAGGCCATGGCGTGTCGCCCTCCTTGTTGCACAAAAAGCCCTGAAAGGCTACGGACTCATAGGTTTTCTCATGTGACATTTTCAATTTAGGCCCCCCACCCCAAAAAATAAAATAAAAAAACCGGGCGGGGATTTCTATTTTATTTTTTCGCGGGTTGGAACACGGCTCGGTGTAATGCGTCAAAGTGATCAGTTGATAGACTTTGAAGGGTTTTTGTGCGGAGCGCTCACCCGGTTGGGTAGTACGGCTCGGGCGCCCGCCCGGAACCATACCCCCTAGGGGTATCTGGGAACCTTGTTAAAGACATACATCATTGATGATGCATCTAATGAGATGATGCATTTTTTCTATATATATCTATCTATATCATCTTATATATCTATATATAGATATATATGGGTGTTGGTCTGAATTTTCGCAATTATTAAGACCAGCAAAAGGGGGGCCGGGCGCCCGGCCCCCCTCTACTTCGACGGGGTGCTGTGTCGGTCCTGCACTACGCCACGGTGTGCCACGTCTCGCACTGCCATTCAGCCGGGATCTGGTCGCCGCTGTACCACGTAGCCGCGACGACGCCGCCCTCATGCAGTTCCATGCGGTACGCGCTGGTGCCTGCGTCCCAGACGTAGATGAGGTACTTCCCGACAGGCCAGCCGTCAGCCGCCGCCTTGGTCCCCACCGGGCTGTAGAGCGTGTTCATCAGCACGTTGATGCCGTCCGGGCCATTGGCAACGGTGCCGTCCGCCTGCACGGTGACCGTCACCCAGCCTACGTCCGACAGCGGGTAGTTGGTGGTGTCGATGGTGCCCGTGTCGGCGGCGACGGCCTCGGTCTTCGCCATGGTGGTGGCGCCCTCAGACGTGGCGATGGGCGCGCAGGGCGTCCACGGGGTAGCGGCCTCAGGCGGGTAGTAGTTCGGGCGCATCCAGATGATGACGGTGCCCGTGTTGGGGTCGGGTGCTGTATGCAGGACCGTGAAGTTCAGGTCGCAGATCTTGTCGGCGCGGGCGATGGTGGCGCCCGCCTGCATGGCGGCTACGGCATCCAGAAAGCTCAAGCTGTCGGACATTATGGCGTTCCCCCTTAGTTGGTGACCTCGGTCCAGTCGGTGCTGATGGTGTCCATGTGGGTCTGGGACCATGGAACAAATCCACCGTCAGCCGTCTTCAGGCCGATCCACGCCTTGCGCGCCAGCGGCGCCACCAGCGCAGGGGTTACGGACCAGTCTGCAGGGCTGATGAGGATGATCCACTGATCAGGACTGTTCCAGCCTACACGCCGCAGGCGGGCGCCCCGGTTCAGGCGCCGGATGGCCTCCATGAAGTTGAACTGCTCGGCGGGGGTTGGTGTGGCGTTCGGGTTGGGGATGACAGCCCAGTCCTGCCGCTGGGTGTCGTCTGCCAGCGACGGGTCCATGACGCCAGCGGCGAGCACTGTTGACTGGGTCTCCTTGAAGTTGATGACCTTCGCCAGTTGCGGTGCAGGTGTGACCCATACGCCATTCTGGTAGACGGGCGCCCCCTGCTTGGCTATGAGGTACGTACCCACCGCCCACGTGGGCCGGGCAACACGCTGTCCGGCGAAGATTGCGGTTACGGCATCGGTCCAGATCATCGCTATTTCAGCCCCTTACATGACAAAAGGGGCGCCCCGGTCAGGGCGCCCCGTTGTCGGTAAGTTTCGACCTTAAATGGTTGAATCCTGCTGATTAGGTTTCAACTACATACCAATCTTCACCCAGCAGGTCAAGATTGTTGGGTTGCCACGGGCCGAAGGTGCCATCCACGGCCTTCAGGCCATAGAAGGGGCGTCGGGTGATCTCAGCGTTCATGCGGTAGTGGATGTTAGTTGTGGACCACTCGCTAACTGCGATTAAGCACGCCCACATGTCCTTGCCGTTCCAACCCTTGCGGGCCACGCGGGCGCCCTGCGCCATGTGCCGCTGGGCCTCGCCCCAGTTGAATGTCTCCATCATTTGGTTGTCGCCTCCTCCCACGTGATGCGGTTCCACTCGCGGGGCCACATGGTGCCCATGGGCCAGCGCTCTAGGGTGCCTTGGGCGCCCACAAGCACGAGTTCGTCCAGCCGCCCTTCAAAGCCTGTCGGGCGCACTTCCAAGTACATGCCAGCAGGCCAGTCAGGCGCTTTGGCACGCTTGCCCTGTAGGAAGAGCGTCGTCAGCTTGTCGAAGCCATCCTTGCCACCGGGCACCTTGCCGTCAGCGTCCGGCTCGACGATGATCCAGTCAGTGGCGTTGCTGATCTCAGCGCCTGACGGGTACCACAGCCGGGCTGGCTCCTTGATGTTCGGGTTGTCGTTGGGCCGCTGGAGGATGACCGGGCGCCCGTGGTCTGGGTGCGGGCCAATCCAGTAGATCATGAAGCTGGCGTAGTCACGGACGGCGTCCCGCGCGACTACGGCACCAGCGTGCATTGCCTCAACCGCCTGCAGGAACGTCATGAACTCAGCCTTGGGACGGGGTACGATGTGGAACTCCTGCGTGCAGACCGCGTTTGACAGGGCGCCCAGCGCCGATTGCGCCACAAGCGGGAAAATGCCGCTCATGATGCGCTCTTGGAAGAGGTTGTGGGCGTCCAGTGTGTCCGGGTTGCCGTGGGTCACGTAAACGGTCACATGCACATGGTCATGGCTGGGGAAGTTTGGCTGTTTCACTTGCAGGGTAGCCCCTTTCTACGGAAGCGCCACGGGACCACTTCCTCATAGGTCTTAAAGAGCTTGGGCCGGGGCTTTGTGGGGATTGCTAGGGCAAGACCCTCACTGCGCCCGACTTCGCGGTGCTTGTAGATGACGCTGGTGTGGATCAGGTTTGGTACAGCCCAGTCGATGCCGATGACCCGTGTCGTGTTAGCCGGGGCGCCCGAAAAGAGCTTCAGCCACTCTTCACGGAAGTGGATGATTTGCTCCGGTGTCAGGTCTGGCACCCGGATCTGCAGGTACTCAGGGACTGGTTCACCAGCGGCCTCGTACAGGTCACGTGCGGTCTGTGGGTGGACAGGTACCTGTGACAGGGCCAGTTCTGTCAGCCACATCTTGGCGTCTTGTTGATCCATCAGGGCGCCCTCCTTGGGGAAAGGGGCCGGGTTGGTGCCCGGCCCCTTTGTGGTGCTTAGCTGAGCCGGAGCACCCGGACTTCCGTCTCTTGGGCGCCCACGCGCAGACCAGACTTGTTCAGGGCTTCGATGGCATCGGCGGCGTAGACCGTACGGACATGTGCGTCCCTGCCCTCATGGACCTCCACATGCCACTTGGGCAGGTCCGGCAGGCACCGAATGACGATCTCGTCGCCGTTACGCATGGGGCGCATGGGAACAGCTTTGCCTAGGGCGTCGTTAGGCGTCATCGCCTCTATGATCTGGATGGCGTCGGGGCGTAGGATTGATTGCTCCGTGATCTGGTAGCGGTGTAAGGACAGTTCCTGCACAGCCCCAAGCGGCGGCTTGGGCTTAGACGCCCACTTGCCGGGCGCCCCAGATGCACAGTCGCACGGGCCGTTCGGCATGGCGGGTTCGTTGTGGGTGGCGCAGTCGCTGGCGTGCTCGTTGATCAGTTCCACCTGCACCTTGTCAGTAGGCAGGATGGTCACCTGCATGAAGGCCTTCTCAGCGGCGTCCACGGGGTTGATGGCGCCAACGATGGCACTTGTG